AGGGATGCGGCAAGGGATGCGGCCAGGGATGCGGCATGGGCTGCGGCCAGTGCTGCGGCTAGGGATGCGGTCAGGGAGGCGCAAAACGCCAGATTACTTGACATGATCTCGGATTATATTGCTCCGCTTGGTTACGAAATGGAGCCTGTGTGATGACCGAACAGGAACGCCAGGTCCGTGAGCGCATCACGGAGCTTCATGCGCGGCTTCATAACCTAAAGTGGGTTAAGAACCACACGCATTACCAGATTGCCCAGCTTTACGCGGACCTGGACCGGATGCGGCGCGAGGAAGAGGCGGACCCAGCATGAGATACTATGACACAGCGGCGTTCGTGCGCTGCGTCCTATGCTATTCGGCTGCGGTTAGCGCTGGCGTCCTTATGCTGAGCTTTTCCATAGCCCTATCCGTCCGCGTCATGTCATGGGTGTTGCCGTGAGCCACAGTGTAAAAGCCGCGCTCCAGCTTGTGTCTGCCGCGAGCAAGATGCGCCCGCAGATATCCAGCGCATATCAGTCATGGAGTGGCGCTGTGTCAGCTCTTATGGATGCCACGGACATCATAGACGCCATGCAATGCACAGCGCGCTTGGTGTTGGCGGCTGAGAATATCCGCAGCATTTCCGAAGAGATCGAAGTGGAGTTGCGCCGCCTGCTCGCTGAAACTATGGACAGCAGCGGCGCGCCCGCGATCTCCATTGGAACGCACACGATATCCGTTGGCCGCAGCGCATCGCGCGTTGTCGTGACGGAGCCGCTGGAGCTTCCGGCAAAATACATGGTGGCCCGTGCGCCTGCCTTGGACCGCGACGCACTGTTATCCGATCTGAAACAGGGGCCGGTCCCAGGCGCTATCATGGTGAACAACGGGGAACCTCGGCTGATTATACGGAGTAAGAAGCAGTGAGTTGGAGTGAAAGAAAAACAAAGTTTGTGAAAGGCAAGGCTGTCACTAGCCTGCCTCTAGCATACTATCTACTTGACGCTGGGTATTGGCTTTATGTTCAGCATAAGCCTTACCATCCATCAATTCTGATGAACTGGAGCATTTCCACGCTTTCCCGACAGTGCCGGTTGGGACAGGTGTTTCAGGCCATACCACGCTCACAGTCTGTTCAGGTGCCATTTTAATGAACGCGATAGTCCCGACAACCAGCAACGCACTTGTCCCGCAGGACATGCGTAGCGCCATGGACCTGGCAAACATGATGTCCAAGGGGAGGTTGGTTCCAACGCATCTCCAGCAGTCTCCAGGTGACTGCCTAATGGTGATAGAGCAGGCCATCCGCTGGGGTATGTCCCCGTTCGCCGTGGCGCAAGCTACTAGCGTCGTTCAAGGCAAGCTCATGTTTGAAGGAAAGCTGGTCAATGCCGCGCTTAATAGCAGTGGTATTCTGGCCAGCCGCCTGACGTATGACTTTCAAGGGGAAGGCTCGGATAGGTCCGTTATCGTTCGTGGTGTGCTTCGTGGAGAGAGTGAAATCAGGGACATTAAGGTTGCCCTGAAGGACGCGAAAACAAGCAACCAGATGTGGACAAAGCAGCCGGATCAGCAGCTTGTCTACTTTGCCACGCGCGCCTGGGCACGTCGCCACGCGCCTGAAGTCATGCTTGGCGTCTATGCGCCAGAAGAGTTTGACGCGCCGCAAGCCCGTGACACGTTCACCGGCACGACGATCGACGCGACCCCAGAACCGGCCCCAGAACCGCCACCGCAACAGCCGCGCAAGATGACGACAAAGGAGTGGCTGGATACGGTAGAGGCGCAGCTTGTGGTGGCTGCGGACTATGCAGACGTTGAGCAAGTGCTCAACCGCCATGACGTTGTGAAAGCGCGCGCCATGCTCACGAACGGCGCGCTTGAGCGGCTGAACAGCATATTGAACGCAGCGGTTGAGAGGTTCGCGGATAGCGAAGCTGAGCCGTCCCAGGAACAGTCCCAGGAGCAGGGGGAGGTTGTGAGCGATGACGGAGGGGTTCCGTTCTAATGTTACGCGTTAAACTTTGCAAAAAATGCAGAATGGAGCTTCCCCTAGAAGAATTTTACAAACATTCAAGGATGTCAGACGGACATTTGAATTTTTGCAAAACGTGCGTGCGCAATAGAGTTGAAAGCCACAGGCTTCTAAATCTGGAAAGTATCCAGGCTTATGACAGGGATCGTGGGAGAGCGCCTAACAGAATAGCGTCCGCAATCATGAACACGAAGAAATTTAGAGAAAGGACGCTGGGGGCTTCTACGCAAGTGAATAATGCAATACGCGACGGGAAGCTTATTAGATATCCATGCAAGATATGCGGGAAAGACAAATCAGAAGCGCACCATGAAGACTATTCCAAGCCATTGGCTGTTACATGGCTATGCCGTTCGCATCACATGGAACGCCATCGTGAGATAAACCGTGCCAGGAGAGAGGCGCATGAGCGCAAATTCTGACCCAGTGAACCACCCGGAGCACTACACGTCGCACCCCAGCGGCGTGGAGTGTATCCAGATCACGGAACACATGTCGTTCTGCCTGGGCAACGCGGTCAAATACATCTGGCGCGCCGACCTGAAGGGTGGGGTCCAGGACCTGGAGAAGGCTGTCTGGTATCTGAACCGCGAGATCGCACGGAGGGGTAAGTAATGAACATCACGGCCTGGGCTAACGTTAAGCGGTTCAGCAACCGCTATTACGCGATCATGCGGGAGCATCCGGACGCGCGAGTTCTGCAAGAGCCACGCCCCACGCCTCTCATGTGCGTGGAAGAGCTTAAGGCCATGGACCTGGTGTGCGTGGAATGGGAAGCGGAGGTAGCCTATGCGTAAGCTGATGGACGATGTAGCGGCGTTTCATCGCGCCTGTGACGTGCCCGCGTTGGACAAGCCACAAATCCCTCCGCTGGCCCGCGTCCAGCTTCGGGCGGCTTTGATTAAAGAGGAAGCCAAGGAGACGATCGAAGCCATGCGCCTGGACGATCTGCCAGCCATAGCAGACGGCTTGGCGGACCTGATTTACGTCACAGTAGGAACGGCCCTGGAATATGGCATCCCGCTTGATTGCGTATGGGATGCGGTGCAGCAGGCCAACATGGCCAAAGTGGACCCAACAACCGGCAAGGTCCGGAAGCGCGAGGACGGTAAGGTTCTGAAGCCGGACGGGTGGACGCCTCCAGATATCGCGGCAGTTCTCTATGCCCAGGAGGCGTAAGCCCATGGTCACAGCCGCAGCAGTCATGAACGACGCCAAGCGCACCCATGAAGAGAACATGCTTCGGTGGCGCTTGGAAGCCGGGATCGTCAAAGGGACCGTGAGAATTGACTTCGGCCTATCGGACCCGAACCTACTTGTCGTTCAACTTAAGTGGTTCCGTCGCGAGATAGACCGCATCCTGGACCGGATGATCAATGAGAACACCACGGACGGGAAACGCCACGTAGCTCAGACCGGGCTGTATGCCGCACGGCTGAAGCTGAAACCGCGACCCGTGAAGAAGGATTGACCAAACCTCCACCATCCGCTATAGAATTCAGCGAACAAAAACAAGCATCACCTGGGGCTGTAAATGTTAGTTACAGCCCTACCACCTATAGCTCCGTTAGTCGAATTAAACGGAATATTCCTTCTACGACAGGGATACTTTCCCATATCTTGAGAATTACTTTACAATCATTATCATGCTCCTAGCCAGTTAACAGCCGGGATAAGCTTACCCTACCCCGGCTGGCTGTCTAGGTATTGATTGTATTCCGGGTGGTATACAGTTACGTCCACCGGACGTTCACAGCCTGGACGCCCGCCAGGTGGATAAGATCGTTCCCCGTGAAGCCCATCACGGAACCGCCTTTCCCGTCATCCTGAACCCACATATCCGGCTTAAGCCGCACATCCAGGCGCAGGATGTCTTCCGCGCCGAAGTCCAGGACAGTCAGGCGTCCATCACGGAGATCGTAATCCACCACGTCCACGCGCCCAGCCACCAATGACAGGTCCTGTTCCTTGGAGAAGAAGGCATTGGACACACCTGCCATGGAGATACCGTGGCGCTCCACAGCCGCTCCTGTGTCCGTTTCGGCTGTGGGTTTCCAATACCAGTTGGCGTCCCGGTCCCAGACGTATACGGGTTCAGGCGCTGGAGCAGCGCCGTCCGTATCCTGAGCGAACATCCAATCCCAGACCGGCTTGCCGTCCGGCCCGGTCGGGTCCTCACGATAGTGCCACCAGACGCCGTGACCTTCCCCATCGCGGATCGTCAGTTTGAACGTGTCTGATCCAGCCAGAGCCTTCCCTAGAGCGATATCCACTTCCGGGGATACTTGCCCATCATCCGCGCCATGGATAGCCCAGAACGGAACGTCCTTAAGCCGCTCCGCGATATCCGGGACGCTGTGAGCATAATTGGTCCCGTCAATACTCACGCCAGCCGCGAAAATGTGCCCCTTGTCCCCGGTGTAGGCGTTGTAGTGATACAGCATGTCGTGCGTGCCGATGCCGCCCATGCTGTCTCCGGTCACGTAAACCCGGCTAGCATCAGTTGAGTAGTCAACCATAACCTTGCGCAACACGGCAATGGCCTGGTCCTGGCCAGCGTGGATATCGTCAGACACGCCGCCCCAGTTGTTATCTTCCCCGCTGTTCTCCAGGCGCGGGACAACCACGATCGTATTGTAGGCGGTATGCCATGCTGGGATGTCGAAATACCCAGCCGCCTGCGCCGGTTGCTCCCCTGCTCCTCCCAGGTAGTGCAGATACAGGGTTAGGCTATATTCCTGCTGGGCGTTGTAGCCAGGCGGCAGAAGCACCGAATACTCCATTCCGCCCAGTGACGCTTCAATCCACGTCCCGCGCTCCACTGGAGCAGCTGCGTCATTTTCAACGTAGGACAACTGGTTCCAGTAGACCTGCTGCTCAGCGCGGAACGTGCCATCGTCGTTCAGTGTTCCAGACAACTGATCGCCGGACAGGTTTCCCCATACCCACCAGTTGCCAGAGATCTGCTCATCGTCGTCGCTGAACGTAGGCCCTCCCAGGTGGCCCAACTTTCCGCTCATGTAGTCAAACAGCGTCTCGGCCCAGGCGCGGCTGTTCTCAGGGTTTTCGTCTCCCCAGGAGCCGTCAAAGTTAGCGCCCATCTCGCCAATCCAGACCGGCGCTATGTCCTGTGTCACGAGATATCCCCAGGCTTTGTTCATAAGCGCGACTTTCTCCGGGCCGCTGTCCGGCTCAAATCGCGCCACATAATGCGGATAGTCATGCACGCTGTAGACAAGCTTGTTTGGGACATCCAGGCGGACCGGGAATTGCCCAGCTACTGACAGGTCCCCCCATGGGGCTGGCGACGCTCCAGCGTAGCTCTCAGCGTAATTCTGCGGCCCCTCGCAGATAATCAGCTTATCCGGGTCAATGGCCAGGATGGCGTTACCAACCTGCTCATACATAAGGCGGATATCTGTGTCTGGGTTTCCGTCTCCCCAGGTGCACATGCCACCGTAGCCTTGTGGCTCGTTGCGGATGTCGTAGCCTATGACAGTGCTATCCCCAGAAAACTCCCGCGCCACGCGCTCCCAGTCTGACAGAAATTTCTCCTGCGTCGTGGTGCCTGGACGCCCTGCGCCGTCTGTATTGTCGGACGCGCCTCCCAGATCATACCACAGTCCATTGCGCTGGTTCGGGTCCAAGCTGGAATTGGCGTGGTTAACGAATACCACCTTTATTCCGACCTGACGCGCCTGTTCCACGATGGCGTGCAGTCGTTCGATATCTTCATCTATGAGATGGTTCGTCCAGGACAGCCGGACACAGTTGAACCCAGCGTCCTTGACCTTGAACATATCGGCCAGCCCGTAATCACGCTGCCAGCCCACCGAAGAGATGCGGACTGTGTTGCCAAGCGCGTCCACAAACTGGCTACCGCGCGTTGACAATGGGCCGGATGGCAGGAGATCAGCCACAAAAAAAACTCCACAGTTGTATGCTGTGGAGCATGATGGGGCTTTATGACTTTTGCGTAAGTATCGCTGGCGTTACGCTAGATTGCGTGTGTGTAATTGGTTCGGGTTATTAACTGGGGTTTAGTCCACCAGCGCCGCAGCGGCTATCTCGCGAGCCTCGCGCGCTGTCTGGACTGTTGTTATACGTTCCAGCGCCTTGCGCCAACGCTCTGTGCGCTCTGCCGCTCGCTGGCGGCGCTTGGCTTCCCGCTCCGCCCCGGTTAAGGGGCGGGGGCCTTGGAGCTTACGGGGCATGATCGGCCAAATCTTCAAGCCAGCCGCCTTCAGGATCGTATGCGTGCAGGCGTCTGATCTCAACCTCTCGTTGATCAATGCGGCGTTCACCGTCGATTGTTTCGTGATACCACGCGCCCGTGTCAGTGACTTTGATCCATTCATATTTGCCGATGCAAATGGATGCAGCACCTTCCTCCATTGCTGTTTCGTACAGTTGCTCAATGGTCGCTAAATCGCGGAGTGGCAGGTTCCAGTTCATGTCTCTATCCCTTACGCGCCTAACCCTCATGCCCCGCACTCCGCACGGATGTCCGCCGCTCTGGCCCGCCAGCCAGCTTTTTCGTGAGGGGCGCTGCCAAGACGAACCAAAGCAGACTGCGCCATCTTACCAGCCACAACCAACATGGTGCGTTCCGCTCTGTCTGTCTCATTGCGGTATCCGTCGCGAAGTATATCAACATAGCGACGCAGACCGGCGACATCCTTTTCACGGACCATGACTTGAATGTTGATCTTGGCGCTTCCTAGCGTGCTCGCTCCGATCCATCGTGTCATCTGCCTACTCCGGGTTGCTCTGTTTCGATGACCAGAACCTACCGCCATCCGTCACGTGACGCAAGAGGAAAAGTCACGTGACGCTAAACTATTTTGTGAACCGGGGTTTGTGGATTACGCTGCTTCACAGCGAAAATTGCGCCCGTGGTTCTTGCCGCCACACTCACACCAGCACTCGCCATTGGGCGTTGCCCCCATACAGCGCCAATCGCATTGGTGCGGATCGGGCTTTGTCAAATACTTGATTTCGCGCTCCATCGGCAGCCAGTCAGAGCGACTATCGAGATGATGGCTGATCGACCAATCAACTACCTTAGAAGCGCCTACTGGCGTGCCGAAGCGCCCGTTAGGACCACTCTGCGTCGTCTGTCCTACAGGCTCGCCAGCCCCGCCAACGGCGAACCACCGCACGTTCTCAATCTCCGTATCGCCGCTGAAGTAGCGTAACTTGGAAATCCTCCTGCGTGCCATGTCCGTCTCCGGGGTTGGGTGTTCATCCGTTCTGACTTGACATGTAAACCAACGCGCTCTACAAGTCAAGCATCATCTGAGGATGGACGCATGAATGAGAGTTTACCTGTCAAACATCCGATCGCAGTGGCCGGTCGATCGGCAAGAGAAACTCCTTGACGAAGGAGCGCCAGGCTGGCGTGAGGCATCTATATATCGCGATGTTCTGTCCCGTGCCGCCATCCGCCGCCAGGCTGCGCTACCGGAGCGGGACGGAACGCTACTCCGTTCCACCGGGCGCGTATGCGCGGATGACGTATATGTGGCTAGCCTGTCAGTCATCGCATGGACGCCAACGGACCTGATAGCAGTCCTGATGCGACTGGCAGCAAGGCATGAGCGGCTGGTGGCGCTGGCGGAGGATGTGACCGTAGAACCAGCCAACGCCGATGTTGACGCGGTTCGGCAGGCATTTGCGAGCGCGGTTCGCAGGTTTTCCCGCCATGGCGTCACGGGTGGCGAGGCATCAGGAGCGCGCCGATCGGCGGACGCGAAGGCCAAGATCGAGGCGATGCGCCCCTACTGGCCTATGCCAAGCGAGGAATATCCGACCGCCGCGCTATGCCGTCAGTATGGCATTAGCCGTCCGACAGCAATCTTGTATCTCGGCAGCCGCAAGGAAGCTCAGCGCGCGCGGCTTGCGTCACTCGAAACCGCAGAGCGGAACCGTAGGAGAAAAGAACGTGCCAAATCCTGATACGACCAAACGCGCACCGATGCGCTGGCGCAAACGCGTTATGGGACGCTTCGCGCGCGAGCGGGCTCACGAATTGGCCCAAGGGGAGAACGTCATAGCGGTGGTCCAATCTATTGACGGCGGACGGGGTGGCTGGTTCTGGTATGGGTTAGGCCTCAACACCGCCAATGCACCAGCATCGCTAGCGGAATGTAAGGCCGGCGCAATGCGCGCTGCGATAAAGGCTATGTCAAACAATGGATGACGTATCAAAGACGACCGCATGAGAAGCACACATATATCCCCTGTGCCGAACATGCACGGGAAACCGCGATATACATTCGCGTGCCGGTGCTGCTGTGCCTACGATTTGAGAGGAAAGCAACGCGAGCGGGAGGCGCAGCAGGAGATATCAGACGCTATTGCCGAAATGGAAAGTGACAATGAGCAACCCTGATACGACCCCCTCCCTTCTAACTCCGAACCCAGTATACAAGCCATTCCGCTACCCATGGGCGTATGCTGCCTGGCAGACCCAGCAGCGCGTTCATTGGCTCCCTGACGAAGTGCCGCTGCATGAAGACGTGCGGGACTGGACAACCGCGCTAACAGAGCCAGAGCGCCACCTGTTAACCCAGATATTCCGCTTCTTCACGCAAGCGGATGTGGAGGTCGGGAACTGCTACAACCGGCTTTATCTGAGCGTGTTCAAGCCCACTGAAGTCTGCATGATGCTAACCGCCTTCTCCAATATGGAGACGGTTCACATGGCGGCATACAGCCACTTGATTGACACGATAGGTCTGCCGGAAGCGGAGTATCAGGCGTTCCTTCAATACGATGCCATGCGCGCGAAATACGATTACATGCAGGGGTTCAACGTCACGAATAAGCATGAGATCGCGCGAACCCTGGCTGCATTCGGCGCGTTCACGGAGGGGTTACAGCTATTCGCGTCGTTCGCGATCTTGCTGAACTTCCCGCGCCGTAACCGAATGAAAGGCATGGGCCAGATCATCACATGGTCTGTGAGGGACGAAACTCTCCACTGCCTGTCCATCATTCGCCTGTTCAGGGCATTCGTGCATGAGAACCCAGAGGTCTGGACGCCTGATCTGGAACTGTCACTTTATGAGATTTGCGGGACAATGGTGGAGCATGAAGACGCCTTCATAGACCTGGCATTTGAGCTTGGCCCGGTGGACGGGCTGACTGCGCATGAAGTCAAGCAATATATCCGCTACATAGCGGACAGGCGGCTGGTGCAGCTTGGGCTGAACCCAGTTTACGAAGTGGAGCGCAACCCGCTGCCGTGGCTGGATGACATGCTGAACGCCATAGAACACGGGAACTTCTTTGAAACCACAGCCACGGAGTATTCCCGTGCCGCTACGGGCGGGAACTGGGAAGAGGCATTCGCATAAACAGTAGACAAACTCAATTCATGATGCAGAATTAACTCCCTCTTAATATAAGAGGGAGGCAAACGTGCATAAATTTATCACAGGTCAAGATGTAATCTTCCGTAGCGGGACCAGATATCGCATTTTAAGCCTGATCGTGGAACCGGACGGATCGCCTGCGTATCGGGTCTGTCAGTATCGCGATAAGGGAGGCTGGTATGGGCGTGTATTCGTGGTCAGTGAAACCGATCTCAGGCCAGTGACCGGGTGGACCAGCCTTCCTCTGAATGAGCGCTACAGACGTTAAATCTGGGCATAGGGCAGACTGCACAGCCGCCGCGCCCAGCCTCTCCCAAACGTGCTCCACGTATCCAGGCTGCTTATGAACAGCAGCCTGCGAGAGAGGTATTCAGCACAGAGCTTCCGCACGTCCCAGGCTCTGGCTGCTGCCAGGGTGCGCGGACCTATCACTCCGTCTACCGTGACCCCGACGCACTCCTGGAGCCATTTTGACGCCCTGTTGACGCCATTATTGACAGCCGCATCAAAGACCAACAGTGCTAATTGTGGCGGGAGATCATTCCCTCGAACCGGCTTCCAATAGTCGCGCTCATAAATCTGGCGAGCGCGCTCCAATGTCAGGTCCGGGATGTCTTCATGGGGATATGCCCGTTGACTAATGCCATACTTTGTAGCGCCTCCAGGATCGGATGGATGATCAACAAAGCCTCCCTCGTGGCCTATTACGATCTCAAAGGCGCGATGGAACACGGTCAACGGCTACAGTCCCCACTTGGTCAGTTGCGGAAAAGGGATGCCTGCCCATTGGCACACCCCCCATATCATCAGATAGAAGGCAAAGAACATAATAGGCCAGGACCAGAACGGCTTCGCTTCGGCCCAGCCGATCAGTCTGGAGATACGGCTCGCTCTCTCACCCAGAGATACAGCGTCTTGACGCTGCCGATAGCCTCTTGTGCCAGCGTGGCCCCCAGCAAGTTGAAGGTTTGTGTAAGCGCCGCCGTGATCATGGCGCTTAACGCCATCTTCAGCACGCGGCGACATTTGTCACCTTTAACGCTTTTTTGACGTTTGGCCTGGGATGTGGTATCACGATCTCGCCTTTTCCTACGGATTAGTTTCAATCCGCGCATCCCAGGCCCCACTTTACACGCATGGCCTAGGGCGCTTTGCTTCTACCGTCATCACTGGCTCCATGTGTTAGCCGGTGGTGGGCCTGCCCAGGGGATGTGTTGGCGCACATCCCCTGGTGTTCCTTCGGCTACGGCAATGAGACTATGCCGCCGTTTTGATACACGAATTTTCCGTTTGTGTCACGTTAAGCTGGCCCGATCGCCCACCAGAAGTAATTCGCTGCGGCAAGAACGCCCGTCCCAGCGTTTGTAGTCACAAATACAGCCTGCGTTGAAGTGGGGGATGCCGCTACTCCTACAGTAACTTGCGTCCCGGCAAGCGGCGTGTCTTTGACAATAGCCCACACCCCATAAGGCGCTCCACTGAACGCCACAGGGTAACTTGTGGTCTTATTGCCGACTACGGACGCATCGTTGCCCCACTGGAGGCGCAGTCCGCCAGGCAGAGTGATATATCCAGACGTTCCCAGGCTTTGTGCAAACTGCGAAAAATTCACCACCTGGGAACCGCTTGTCCCGTTCGCAGCCGTCACAGCCCCAGTGAAAGCGCCCGTGCTGGAAAACGTCGCTGCTCCTGTTACGCCTAAAGTGCCAGCTACGGTGGTGTTGCCGCTGGCAGCAGTGACGTTGAACTTATTCGTGTTCACAGCCAGGTTGCCGGTAATCCCAGCCGTGCTGGAGAATGTGGCAGCGCCTGTGACGCCAAGCGTTCCAGCTACCGTTGTGTTGCCGCTGGCGGACGCCACCTGGAACTTGTTTGTGTTGATATTAAACTGCCCAGCCAGATTAAGCGTGCTGGAAAGCGTGGCAACGCCAGTGACGCTAAGAGTGGTCCCGACCGTCGTAGCGCCGGAACTCGTGAGCGTGGCTGCGGACACAGCGCCAGACGCAGTGACATTCGTTGCGCCGGTTATCGCGTTGCTGTTCATGTTCAGGTTGCCAGTCATAGGCGTCTGCCCGTCGCTGGCTACCGAAGTTGTGAGCGTTGAAGCGATATCTGAGAAATCGCTGTTAACAGCCGCTGGGTCAATGACTGTCCCGCTGATGAAAGCGGCTTCGGGTAGGCTGTATGTTCCGCTACCGTTGCGGGGCACTGGGGAAATCCTTTATGTGTGTGGGATGAGCAACAAGAGAGCATTCGCCAACGTCGTGCTGGCGTGTATCTGCGGATATCCGTCGTTCTGGTTTTTCAGCGATGAGCCGAACCACAAAGTCCCCATGCTGGCGGGACTGATCGCAGGGTTCAGCGGAGCGTGGTGCATTACCAAATCCTGGGACTGGCTCACTGCCCTGATGGGAGCAGTTCCTTCATCCTCCCAGCCAATAGTGCCGCCATTAACTCTCTATTCAGCACAGGAGCTTGATCAGCAATCCGGTTCAGGCCAGGAACTCCGTTGATCAGATATTCCTGCATCAACTTACTGTTGTAAGCCTTCTGAGCCACGCGGGGGAGCGTAGCGGCGGCTCCGGCCGCTCCTATCGCTGTCATGGGGTCCGCGCCCATCAGCATCGAACCGATGCCAGCGCCGCCCGGCAAAGACCCGCTTAACAGCCCCTGCATGTATGTGCGTCCGGCTGTCCCGCTGTCAGGCGTAGGACGCAGGAACGCCTGCCCAACGCGCGCCAGATCGTTCTGATCGCCACGCCCGAACACGTAGCCGCCGCCCGTGCTCTGGTCCACAGCCTGACGGAGAGCCAGCGGGGAGATATTCCCGACCGCAGTGTTCTCCCCTGCCCCACCCGCAGCCTTGGCGGATATCATGAGGTTTGCGTAATCGCGCCGCGCCTGTTGCCAGGCGTCGCGATCCGCTGGGCTGATACTGTCATCCATCGCAGTCCGGAGACGTTCGCGTAGCTGGCCCAGCCCCTCGCGCACGTCGCCATTGGATGTGGACTTCATGGACCGGCCTAGGGCGCTGTCCAGTTCACGGTAGAACTTACCTGGAATTGCCGCGCCGTCCGGATGGTCCAGAACCTGACGGATGCGCGCGATAACTGGTGCCGCGCTTTCCGCCGTTTTGAACCGCACGACATCGTCCGCCATGCCAGTAAGGTCTTGAACAAGCTGCGGCGTTACGTTCAGCGTGTTGCGTCCTGCAATGCTCCCGATCTCGCCACCGATACGCGCCCGTGCGTTGTTCAGCACGTCAGCCGTAGCGATATTCCCAGGCGTTCCAGAGCGGGCCAGCGACGCCTGATTGAACGCCGCTTGCTGCTCCTGACGAAACGCGGCCTGCGCGCCAGACGTGCCAGGAAGCACGTCAAACGCCCCCTCGATATACCGAAGCGGCTTGCTGCCGGTCTGTTGCCCGGCTGACAGAGGGATGCCTTCAGAGCGCGCGACGTTCAGCAGCCGCTCAGTCTCTGGCGTCACCTGGGGCCGGATTGGCCGCATGGTCCGCATCAGAGCGGATGCGGCAATCGGTGTTGCCATAGCAGCCGCAGTCCCTGCTATGGGGCTGTCCGTTGCCTCTCCTACCGCGCCCCCCACCGCTCCAGCCAGAGCTTGTGACCCAGGCTGTGCAGCCATGGTGGACGCAACACGCTGCGCCAACGATCCGGCACGCGCGCCTTGTGCCAATGCTCCAGCCGGTAGGGCCACGCCTAGGGCATCCCCGGCCCCCTTGCCTGCCCCATACAACAGGCTTTCAGTCGTGTTCTCAGGCTTAGGCGGTTCTCCTGTCAGATACCGCATCCCGGACCTGATATTGTCCGTGTAGAAGCTGGGGCGCGGACCCGGCAGGCCAACGGCGCGCATCCCAGAACCAATGAGGTCTGGAATGGCCCCCAGTGTTGTTGCGACACTTTCGTTGAACCCGGCGGCTGGCATGGCGACGCCACGCGCGATACGCTCACGAAGCGGCTTGCCTTTCGGCTCCACCACATCCCAGCCATCTGTAATCGGCTCTACCGATACAACGTCCCATCCGTCAGCCATCAGCGCACCTGCACGGGTTTGCCGCCTTTCAGTGTCCAGACTTGACCATTCGCAAATTGCGTTTGCTTGCCTTCAGACAGAGCGGACAGCGCCTGCTTCGGCAACTCTGGCTCTTCATCCTGCGGGCGGCTGAACGGAGTAACCACCGTGTCAGGGTCCAGACCATACTTCTTGGACAGTTCACGATACTGCTCAGCGGTGGTATCATGGCCACGAAGCTGATTGCGGTAGATATTCTTCGCCTCATCCAGGAACGACTTCTTAAGATCGCTCTCCAGCCTCTGGCCTGTCAGGATGCGCTGCACCGCGCCTTGAACACGCTGCCCGAACGAACCAGACGCCGCAGCAGTCGCAAACTCGCTTTCACGCACAACGCTGGTGGGGTCCAACAGCTTAACGTAGCTGTAGAGCATGGACATATCGCCAGCGCCGCTATCAGACTTCGCGGCGGACTTAATGTTCTCATAAGCACCCTGAACAACGCGGAAGTCGCCAGTCAGCTTCGTGAACTCATCACGCAGCGTGTTGGCACGAGAGAACGCCTTTTCTTCCGCAGCCGTCTTCCCAGGCGTCATGTCCGCTTCCGGCAGGCCCGCCATCTGGCGCAGCCGCCCATCTGGACCACGCTCCCAGCCTTGCGGTATGCCTCTGTCCCCAGGCTGCTCCGGAGCCTCTCCTATCGGCACCATACCTTCCGGACGCCGCTCATAAACCACCGCGCGCCCGTCAGGAGAGCGCATCGTGACCACCGGAAACTGCCGGTTAGCCAGTGCGTCTTGCCGATCCTGGAGACGTTCCGCGCGGCGCGTGTAGGCGTCCTGCTGCCGCGCCACCCGCTGCTCTATGTCCTGGGCTTCCTGGATAGCCACGCGCGCCTGTTGCTGGATACGCGGGTTCTGAGACTGCATTCCTTGCAAGCCCATCATCTTCAACTGTTGGGCGCGTGCTATGTCCTGGGAGAAGTCTGGGGCCGCTGGAGCGCCAGAAGCCTGCCCCTGCTCGCCTATCACGCGCTGAACATATCCCTTCGTGGCATCCGGGATGCCCTGCTGCCACTGATCACCATACGCCTGGACAGCCGCCGCCACGCGTCCAGGGCCAGCGTTGTATGCCGCTACGGCTTTCGCGCGATCACCACCGAATTGCTGGAGAAGCTGGTTGAAATACGTCTCCCCGACCTGCGCCCCAAGCTGTGGGTTGTTCGCCAGGTCCGCGTGCTGAATGTTCGTGCCCTGAGCGCGGTTCACGTCCGCCAGTGCCGCCTGATGCACCTGCCCAGGACCAGCGGCGCGTCCGCCATCCCCGTAAATGCCAGGCGTCATACGCCCGCCGCTCTCTTGTCTCAGGATCGCTGGGTATAAGCTGCCCTGCGGCGCGGATGGCTGCGCCGGTTGCTGGGCTGGCTGCGTTGGCTGTAACGGCTCCATCGCGCCGCCCATGCGCCCCATAAGCGCACTGGAGAACGCATCCGCTTCCTTACGCTGCGCCTCACCGGCCTTGGCAAATTCATCGTCTGAGCGGTTCATCAACAGCGCGCCGACAAGAGCGTTTGCCATCTTGGCAGCACCTTGCGAATGGGCGCGGATAGGCTCTCCACCCATGCTGCTCATGGCTAGCTGTTGACCTAAAGCCTGACGGCGCAGCGCCTGAGCAAGCTGCGGGTTCTGGAGATATAGAGCCGTCAGGTTATCGCCCATCATAGCGGACCGCCACCTTTCAAGTTGGCCAGCGCCTGGTTCTGAAGCTGGTTCTGCATCCCCTGCCCAGCCATACCGTTCCACTGGTAGCCGTTCATCACGTTCCCCAAACCGCGACCAATGCCACCCATCATTTGTGGGTTCATGAGCATCGCTGCCATGAGAGCGTTCCCAGCCACACCGTATGGGTTTGTGGCCTGTTGGCGCGGTATCATACCCATAAGCAACCGCGTGCGCATGTCGTGCTGCGGGTCTTTTTCTTTCATGAACTCCGGGCGGATATCATCCTGCCCCATGCCATATATGCCCCATGCTGCCATGTTACGCCTCCAGCGCCGCCTGAATGTGGCGCATTTCAGACGCTGTTGCGTCATGTATTTCACGAATGCGGCTTATGATTTCCTGATAATCCGCAGGATGCTTCTCACGCATATAGCGCATCTTCCCAACGTTTTCGTGCAAGAATGCAGTGCACATTCGGCAATCTAAGGATGTGTTCACGTAGGCGTAATGTCCAGGAAGCTCTACTCCATGATCTCTAAGATACGCCTTAACTTGGTCGGAACTCCACCCCTCGATGGGGTGAAGATACTCCACACCATCAATAACATCCCCGCTCCGGACACTTGACTTACGCGGGTCTGAAATTCGCGTTCCTCTAATGATCAGCGTTACGCCCATGCCGACCATGGCAAGACGCAGGGGCTCCCATATATTGGCCCCACAGCACATTGAATACGGCTGCATGATCTGTTTGTTATGACCATCAAAAGCACGCCCTAAAGGCGTGCGAGTAACTGGTACAACTTCAACAGGCCACCCAGTTGCCGTAATTTGCGCTCGTTGGTCTGACCGAATTTCACGGAAATGTGGCACCATATTCCGTATTTGGCGCATTTGCTCCAAAGTCTCTGGGAAGGCATCGCCTGTATTGACCCAACAAACGATGATCTTGTGCCAATTATCACGCAATAGATGCAGGCAAGCTAGGCTATCTTTCCCGCCGCTGAACTGTAACGCAATACGCTCATGACGATTAATAGCCTCAATCACATAACCGCTCCCATAATCACAGTGGAGCCTAGTCCATATAATCCACTTAGATTAGCATTATGAGCAGCCATTTGCTGCTGATATGCGCTCTGCTGTGCCGCCTGCTGCTGCCCCACAGCCCCCATGTAATCCGTAGGGGCTATCTGGGTTTGCGCCACCTGAGCAGCCTGTGGCGTCTGGATCATGTTGCCCGTGAGCAGTGCCGAGGCTTCATTCAGCGGCGCGTTCCGAAGCTGCATCTGCTGTTGCACAGCGGCATTACCCAAATTGAAGCGATTGGTCGCCATGTTGGAAAGCTGCGCCATTTCGTTCATGGGGATTTGGCGCAGCGTGCCGGTTTGAGCGATGGACTTACCTGCCAGGTCTTCCGCGTTCAGAACCGCCTGCATCCGCATGTCGTTCTGAGCATTGTTGAACTGGCGATATGCGTTGTTCCAGGCTTCGGACCCTTCGCCAATTCCACTATTCAGCAGCCTGGAGCGCAGGTTCTCTTCATCTTCCTTGGCCTGGGGCGTGATACGGCTCATAGCGGCGGTAACGGCATTGTCCCGGACCTTGTTGTAGTCAGTCTCCAGTGGCTGCTGTGAAAAGAACTCTGCCGCGTCCCCTGCCCTGCGAGCCTGAGCCAATCCAGCGTTGCTCTCGTTCGTCCAGGGGGAATAGTCACCGGGCTTGGATAGCGTTTCCTGGACCTTGCCCAACTGGTCCACAGCCATCTGACCATACAGGCCGCGCCCGTAGTCCTGGTAATTCTTGAGGACTTGTTCCGCCTGCCCAAGCTGCGTTGTAGCCTGCCAGCGATCGGGCGCAATCTCTTCATACGAGATATTCCCGTAAGGCGTGATCTGGTTGACGTTGTTCAACCGCGCCTGAGCGCGCGCCGTGTCAACATTCATCTGCCCCTGGGCTTGCGCTGTAGCAACCGGGTCTGGAGCCGGGGGAGGGGAAGGTGACGATTTGGCCATGCTATGCTGCCATCCTTAAAGGTTTTACGCCCCAGCGCATATTATACTCATTCCGCAACATGCTCAAAACTATTGCATGTTGTCCCTGTGCATAGTGATGCCGGAGCGTGGCTTCCTTCTTGAAGCCCAGCCCCTGACAGAGCTTCAGTGACCGCTCATTCCCAGCCTGGATCATAGCACACAGCTTGCGCACGCCATATTGTTCAAACGGAATGGACAAAATGGCCCTGACAGTGTGCTTTGTGGCCCATCGCGGATACACAGACGCAATGGACACGCTGCACAAGCCATATTCAGGAATATACTCATTGAACACAGTCACGCCCCAAAGCTTGGAACCGTCCGGCGACGCCATGCCGACCGCAACGCATGGACCAAACCCGGTAACGTGCGGGATATGGTCCGCAGCCCAACGTGCCAGGCGTTCGTCATGTCCGAATATAAGCTTGGTCAAATTGGTCCCCCTGGCTCCATCGCCAGATCAAAGCTGTTGACACTCATGCTGACTGTCTGTGTAGCCACTTTCAGGTGCGCCGCCACCGCATATCCGATCCCGGTAACGCCCACCCAGCGCCTCTGAATGTTCGTGCCGCCAACGCCCCATGTGGACGTGCCCCAAATAGCCGTTCCCCATGTGCCGCCTGTTGGGACGTTGCTGGAGATCGTTGGGAGCGTGGTGGACAGGTTGTAATCCACGTTCACGCCCATGGCATAGGTGATGTTCCCATTCACTTCCACCACGGGGCGTATCATCGTGAACCGCTTCTGAGCACCACGTCCACCGGGGAACGAAAACGCGGTAACAATCTCGCCTACAATATCCGCATCCCCATCCGCCGATCCCGTGTCCCAGCGGTAGACGATACCGCCAGACGATCCAAAATACGGATTACCGTTCAGCAACCCCCAGGAATACGCCTGCAATCCCGTGAACTTGCACCATGCGCCTGTGGTGGTGTTCACCACATGCTGAACAAATTCCGTGGCGCTGTTCGGGACGTTGATTATAAGCGCTGTGCCCTCGGGATACAGACAACCATGCCAGTAATCCAGGCTCTTGTATGAACGGACAGCTTGCGACGCGGCGTTGCCGATCTTCAGCCCCAAGTTCGTGGTCTGAGCGCGCGACCGGCCTGTGGCCAGATATGTGGAGAGCGGCTGGTATCCGTCCGCACACAGGAGCACCAGGTCCGGGCCAGTGCGGACAACGCAGTGCGGCCCCTTGACTGGTTCCCCCAGGACAAAACGCCCCTGCATTGACCAGGTTGTAGAACTTCCTGGATTTGGTCCGATGTAGACCAGTAGCTCACCCTTCGTGGTCACGACAATGAACAGATCGTCCACGCCACCGAACCCATTATCACGGGTCCATGTGGCTACAGCCGCAATCTCTCCACCGCGAGCGCAGAACGGGCCAAAGTCAAACTCCGTAAGTGCCCCTTGGAACGCGCCCGCTGTGGTATACCAAACAGACAGGCTGTTGCGCTCCACATAGAACACGCGCTGGTTATACAGGTGGACCTGGCATAAATCCGTGGCAGTAACGCCGCTCACGACCACAGCCGCCACAATCGTCCCGTTGTAGACGAATGGCGTATCCGCGCCGCTGTCATTTGCAGCCAGTAGATACTGTCCACCTGCGCTGGAGAATGACGTTGTGCTCCAGATATCGGAGCCATAGCCAGTTGCCAGAACGGATGGCGTGCTTGACGTTACGTCAATGATCTTGCCATTTGTGGCTGCGAGTAGCTGGGAGGAAGAGCCCCCGGACCACTCCATCAGGGAGCCTACAGGCGTGCTCTCCCCCGTGTCGCAGTGCTCTATGTAGCCACGTCGCAGCCGGATGTTGGATGTCTCGGGGAAGAAATTGGTCAACACAGCCGCATCGGTGGGGGGCATGTTGTCCAGGCTGTTGTATGCGTTCCAGCCGCCTACGGGGCATGGAATTGTGCCTATGCTAGCGAGCTTGGGCATTAGGCGCGTCCAGGCCAGTTGCCGTCCTGGACATTAGCTGGGCTTACGAACATCGGGAACCGCCGCGCGCCCATGTTCAGCGTCGCTGCACCACCATCGCCAGCCATGGACTTGTCTTTGGCCATCTGGTGTTCGCGCATCAGGTGCGTGGTATCAAACAACTTGGCCTGATAGAACTTCAGCTTCAGCCCAGTCACCATCACATCGTCTGGGAACACGCATAGGTCCGTGTCCAGCGTGTAAGCCGCCTTGGGCGTCCCGTCAGCAGCCGTGACCCAGTAGTATGTGAGATACTCATAGGCCAGTGTTGCGGGCGCATCGTTGTCGGCGGACGGAGGGGGCCAAATCCGGAAGTATGGAGCGCGGTCGATCTGCCTCCAGCGACGGCGCGGGCCAACTGACACAATGCCAGACTGGAGCCATTCAAACTGCTGCGGAGATACCGGACCTATCAGTTGCCAATGGTTCGTCCGGTCCCATTGCGTATCATTCAGGAACTTCCGGAAGTCCACAGGCATGGAATACGTGTCACGGCAGAACGTGATCGTGGTGGAGCCGGATGCAGTGGCCTCTTCCGTAAGGCGGACCGTCGTGGCGTCCACCACTTCTGCGACGCGCGCTGCCGCTGGAATGTTCGTGCCTTGGGCGAACCACAGATTGGCTGCTAGACCAGCACTGGAGGAAACTGTTACCGTGTCGCTGGAGGCTGTGGTGGTCCCGGTCACGGTAATCGGGACCACCACATTGATAATCGCCTCTGACTGGAGCGCGGTCCAGTCGCGCTCCGTCATCAGTTCCTCTCCCAGCATCTGCATGAGCGCCCCCATTTGCATGGTGGTGTCATCCTGTGCCGCCATGACGGTAGTGGTATCAAACTTGATACCCAACTGCGCCTGGGCACGCTGGACAGTCTGAAGGAGAGTGAGAGGCATCAGCCCACCCGATAGAAGGAAAAAGTGGTAGCGCCAGTCTTACGGATCATGAACGTTCCCCAAGCCTGGCTTGTGGTCGCGCCGTTTGCAGCAATCGTCATGTTGCCCACAGCCGTCATATCCGTATCACCAGCCACCGTGACAATCTCAGCGGCGTTCGTGCTGATATTCACGATGGAAAACAGGATGCAGTCCCCCGTCGCCATCGCAGCCGGAACCGCAGCAGCAAACACAGTGCCCGTGGGCATCGTGTAGGTGGCAGCGCCAGCCGCACCCTGATTGGCTGTGATGATGCCACCCAGGATTGCAGCCGTAGCGATCGTGGCGCTGGTAGTCATAGCCGTGACGCTGCGGGTCTGCATGATCGCGCCCGTCACGCGGGTCTGGTCCGTTCCGTTGAACTCAATCGGACCTTCAACCATCAACCTGGCAAGCGGGGCTGGCATTCCCAGCCCCATCAGGTTGCTTTCGGCTGTTGCCGTGGTCATTTACGGTTGTCCTTATCCATCCGTGCCATAAGCATCGTGAGGCGATCGCCCATCTCCGTAACCTGGGCTTTCAACGTCCGGATTTCTTCGTCCTTCTGGTCAACCTGCGCCTGGAGCTTCTTAACCCCAGCCGCGCCACTCATGCCGTCCAAGAACTTCTGAGCCGTAGCGACATACTCACGCGCTCCCATCCCGATCCGCCCCTGCGCGTGCTCAGAAGCGCCCGCAAGTTGCTCAATCGTAGTGATATGGAGAGCCTTCAGGATGTCGATTACGTGCGGCTGACCGTCAAACAGGAGCGTGAGCGGCATACCGTCCGCCACTTGCTCCAGACCGGCCTGGTATGCGTCCCATTGGGGTTTGAACTGGAACTTGTCAGCCTCCACCACCAGACGAACGGACGTGTCGCGCTCGCCAGGGTGGCGGATTTCGATCATGTCCACAGAGTAGTAGACAGGACGCCCCTCAGTCTGGGACTTGAAGTTGTCGCGTTCGCTCTTACGGAAGAACCGGACGCGTCGATTGTCTTTCGGGCGCACCGCCGCATAGCCACCGTTGGCAAGATCGTCGGGGAGCTCGTATGACAAAGAACCGGACATATAACCTCACATCAAAGGGGGAGGGGCCGAAGCCCCTCAAATCAAGCCGCCGCGCCGATAGCGGGCCAGTTCAGCATAACGGGCGAAAGGTTGCTCGCAGCCGTCGCGGTCTGCACCACGCCAGTAACCGCAGCCGTGTTGCCAGCGGAAGAGCTATCGTCAATCCGTCCAGCGGTGGCAGTGGTGTTAAGCGCGGCATTGGCAACCGAGCCAGTCAGGCAATTCGTGGAGGCATTATACCCCGCACGCTGTATCCAGATATACTCGTAGCTGGTGGTTCCGGACGTAGCCGCCGCGCCAGCCACACCAACGAGAGCGCCAAGCAGCGCCTTCGCGGCGTTGGACAGAGCGGTGACAACGAACGTTGCCGGAGTGGAGACGTAGACATAGTCTCCAGCGGCAATGGTCTGGGAAGCAGCCAGCTTGACGAACATCCAGACAGAGCCGTCAGTTCCGAAAGCAACGGTGCCAGGAGCAAACGGCGGACCCGGAACGTCCGGAGTGCTCGCCGTGTTGACGGTGTAGGACTTGGTGAAGGCAGCGCCTTCCAAGCCGATGGGATTTGCAGCCATATCGGCCCCCTTGTTAGGAAGTGAGAACGCCCTGGAGCGCGCTATTGGAGATCGTCATATTCCCGGCCCAGCCGATCAGCTTAACCATGGCGTCCTGGTTCACCGAAAAACGATCTGGGTCCAGAACAACACAGTTCCGCTCACGGTGCGGGCGGTAGAACAGATACTTGCTGTTGACGAAGAACATGGTGGAAGACGGAGCGCCACCCACCGCGCCAGCACCGCCAGAACCGAACGTGTTACCGTCGCCAGTGCTGCCCTGGAACCCGCCGTCCAGAACCACGTCAATAACGCGACCCGCGCCAGCATACTGAAGGCTGGTGAAGCCTGCAGCAGCCTTCTCGGGACTGGTCACACGCTGGATGGCCTGAAGGCTCTCCACGTAATACCCGTAGCTGGTGTTGTCGCACAGGATCAGGTCAGGGCCATCCATGCCACGGATCAGACGGAACGCCAGAGTGTTCATATACTTCTGGATATTCGCGCTGCTCATTGCCGCGCCGCCGTCAGTAACTGCGGAATATTTCTGGTTTTGCCAGAAAGTCCAGGTCGCGCGGTCAATGCCGCCAACAGTGCCGGATGTCGGCGTGGTGGAGATCAGAGCCTGAAGACCAGTCATCTGCCCGGTTAAGGACCCGCTGGAATACATGTCATACGCCAGACCGTTGGCGAATGTGTCTTCCGCGTTCTCAATCCGGCTCGTGAGCAGGTTGATAATCTGCTCCTTCCCGGTGTTCTGGAGCATCTCCAAGCCGGAAATGGAGACAGCAACAGCCGCCTGCCGGATGGGAAACTCAGCCGCCGAAAACACATCGGACGGGCTGATATTCAGCACTTCATAACCGCTGTAGCGGGTATAAGTGCCGTTGTTGGCATACGCCAGTTCCTGAACGATCGTGCGACCACCATCAAACGGGCGGATACGCCCCTTTTCGGACAGCCGGTTCAGAACTGCGTTGTTACGCGTAACGTTGTCAGCCAGCTTGCCGGTTCGGTTCCGGAGCGTGGTGGTGACGATTTCAGAGAGGTTCGGGGAGGCCACTGCCTTCTCCTATGTTATGCCGCTGAGAGTTGTTCAATAGCCCTGGCAATCTCTTCCTGGAGCGTCGCAGCCGGTTTTGTCGGCAGCGAACCAGAACCTGGGGCACTATCACGAACGGAACTGCCAGCGCGCTTTGCCTGCTCTACCTTGCTGGTGGCGGCTTTGCGGGCTGCTTCCTGTTCACGGGCACGTTCCGCCGCAAGCACTTTTGCTCGCACTGACGGATTGGCCCATACAGCCTGATCGTAAGCGTCTTTCAACGTAAGGGACGGATTGCCCTGCATCAGTATGCCCATCGTCTGACGAACATCACTGAAATGAGAGTGTGCCGGGTCTGCCGCGAAAGCGTCGATCTGCTGTTGGATAGTGGCGTGTTCACGCTGCTGCATCTGAGACAGCAACTGATCCACGCGCGGGTCCCTGAACTCCTGAGTGTGCTGAGGCTGAGCATGTTGGAACAAGCGGTTCAGATCATATCCGAACGCCCGCGCCAGTTCCGGGAACGCACGATCAGGGTCTGTCTCCAGGGCATCCTGAGCAGCAAGCAGGCGGCGAACCGCCTCATGCGCCGTGATACCCATAGCGGCATGTTTAGCCTGATAAGGCGCTAGGACTTCGCGAAGCGGGGATGTGTCCTTCGCTTCATTCGCCCGTTCCGTTGACAGCCGCGAAATCTCAGCCTCACGTTCGGCAATACGCTGCCGCACGTTCGCTGGGATTTGCGACCATTCATCGGCGGACCAGGACTGTGGCGGAGGGGTTTCATCCTCCGCTTTAACCTCGGGCTGGTCCGTAACTTCTGCTGGCTCCGGAGCCGTGTCTGGCTCTACAGAGCGGGAAAACCGTCCGCGTTCATCGCGCGTCGGGCCATCTGACGTTGCGACCGCATCGTATGCAGCGCCAATGACAGAGGCGAGATCATCTCCCCCTGGGGCTGACGTGTCAGCCTGGGTCTGAATTGTTTCGCTCATAAATCCTCTTAAATCGAAGCTTCTTCTTCGCGGCGCTTCCGGATTTCTTCCGCTTGCGCCAGGATCGCGTCTTCCTCAGCCTTGATCCGCTCAGCTTCAGCAATGGCGTGACGGGTCCGGAGAGCCAGCAAGTGGTCCGTAAGCACGGGCCACTTCTTTGTGCGCGACGCAACGCCGATCAGGTCAAGAGCCGTCACATGACACTGACGCTCTGTGAACTTGTCATACTCGCCAGCCCTGGGAGGCTTGCGAAGCGCTTTATCGTCGCTGGCTACGGACATAGTATCACTCACTGAACACCCGTGTATCAACGTCAGCGAAGTCCCCGCTGGAGATCGTGTCCAACGGCGGGGTCTGGTATCCCTGTTCCACCATCTCGTAAGCGCGAGCCACATCTTGCTCCAGCCCACCAATGCGTTCCCGTGGCGCTGGGGCTGTTGGAACGTCGTTACCTATCTCCACCAGGCCAGCAGCCTTGGTAGCGGCGCGAAATGCGCTCTTGCTATCATACAGACGCCCATCCGCGTGGTTCATGAGCGCGGGCATCGTGTCCGTTATAATGTATGGTCCTACACGCGGCTTGTAGGACCGGACAGCCGGAACCCATTGGCCGTTGTGCCATAGGTATTTCACTCAGCTTTTTCCTTCTGCTTCATAGCCTCACGCTGGAGCCTACGGTCTTCATCGCCAGATGCTACGCCAATCGCCATTTGATCGCGCTTCAACGAAGCTTCGTGCATACGCGCTTCGTGGTCCAAACGCACTTTCTCAGCCTCCAGCCGCAGCTTCTCCTGCTGCAACTGGACTTCAGCCTCAGCCTTCCACTGCTCCAGACCAAGCCGCTGCTGCTCCAGTTCCATGGTCGCGATCTTAAGCTGGTGTTCCGTCGCGTCCTGGGCGTTCTGCGCCTGGGCTTGAGCGGCATTCATCTGCATCTCTTGCTGTTTCAGCGCGCGGTCCTGTTCCGCCTGCTGCGCCTGGAACTGCATGTCAGCCTGAGCCTTCTGCATCTCCATCTGCGTCTTCTGTAGCTCGGCCTGCGCCTTCTGAGCCTCTGGGTTTGGCGCAGGGTTCTGAGCCTGCTGCGTCACCATCTGCTCTACCTTACCCAGCGCATCCTCAAGCGCGGCTTCCATATCCGCGCCAACACGGAACCCGCGCACGCCAAACATCAGCAACTTGCCCAGCATTGGCGTGAGAGCCGGAGCCAGGTTCGGTGGCATCTGGACAGATTGGCTCAGGAACCCGCCAACAGCCGTCAGGAACTCCACGCGGGACGCCTTTTCCGCTTCGTCATCCACCGCGATCGTGGATTGGTCTTCCACGTCAATCCGGAAGCTACGGAGCCGATCATCCTTCAGCAGCGCAATGGCCTGATCCAACAGCGCGGGCGGCTGGGCCATCATCGCGCCAGGCATTCCCTGCATCGGCGGGCCACCGTTATGTCCCATCTGCGGCGGAACGCTGTCCTGGGCAATTTCGCTTTCCTGGAAATTACTCGCCAGGGCCATCGTCTCAGGAGAGAAGTGTTTGCAGATTATCTCTCCGGTAAGCCGGAGCACGTCTCGCACATAACGCGCAACTTCAAGCTGACGATCTGACAGCCGCAAGGTAGCATATCGGCCCTTAATGCGCTGGGCTGTGGCTGTCTCTTCTGGGGCGGTGGAGCCGCGAACGATATCCGCAATTCCTGTGATCTCATACAAATCGGCTTTGACCGCTGCTCGCGCTTCGATGAGCGTTTGTAGCGTTTTGACCAACGCATCAACGGGGACAAGCGATAGCGATCCTTCCAGTCCACCCTTCTGGGCAAACTCCCCCCACTGCTCCACGGGTATAAGCTGGTTCTCCAGCCCTTCCTCAAAGATGCGGGAAATTTCCGTGAACCGGCTGTCATACACCCCAGCCACCTTAATGGCCTGAGTGATCGCAGCAATGCGGCCCGTTAGATCGTCCAGTTCCGACGCCTGATCCTGGTATTGCTTGTAATCCGGGATCGGGACCAGGCTGCTGTTAGTTAGAGTTCCATACAGCGGGCGCGGACATGGGAAGAACCCCTCCAGGCCGAGCGGATCGTCCTTCTTATCGCATAGCGCATCGTAACCTTCCGCCACCCAGTAGACGGTGCGATCGTCCATGCTCCAAATCTCATAGACCACCGCACGCTTCAGAGCTTCGTGGATAGGCGTCCCATCCGGTTCCGTTTCACCACGCTCCGGCTTCCACATGAGCGGGATATCGCCGCCCACCTTATTGCCGAACCGCTCCTTCAGAGCCGCCCGCGTCATGCGCACGCGCCGCGCTACCCAGCGGACTTCAGCCCATACACGCGCTGGAGAGTGCAGGAAGTCATCACGCCCAACGAAGTCCCATTCGACTTCCTCCCAGGCTACTTCCTCGCTCTCGCTCTCCGTATCGTCCGTAACCTGGACGCCTTCATCGTCAGCCTCGCTGCCCAGGTCCATCGTGCCAGAGGGACGTTCTGCAGTATCGAAGTGTGGCTCATACCGTGCCCACATCACGCCACGGGCAAACAGCAGGTAATCATCCCGCACCTGTTTCATCAGGTGGTGAACTTCGCCAACGTCGATCGCGTGCTGAATGTTGCGACGCAGTATAAGAGCAGCCGCACGCCCAACAGAGTCCTGGTCACGATAACGCCGCGTCACCACCGGGACAGGCGGACGCGCATAGACGGCTGGCTTCAGCGTTTCAATGTTGCTCCACAGCACCGCGAACCGCTTTTCGTCCTTCTGAGCGTCCAGGCGCTTGTCCCGATAGCGATATTCGATCTCGCGGCACTGTTTCAGCCAGTCGTGAAAATCGTCCTGGGCAATCTTGATCTCAGCAAACCACCGCGTAGCCTGCCCATCACTGTCCGTTCCGTAATCCGCTGGATCTTCAACAGGGCGGGCGTTCTGCGGGGACATGGACATTAGTTGCCAGGGTCCTTAATGAATATAGCCGCCAGGCCAGCAGCGCCCATGCCGATCTGGGCAACGGACTGCATCACTTCCGGCGATACGGGATACACGAACGCCAGGACAGCAGCGAACCCAGCATAGGTAGACGGCTCGCGAAGCCGGTCAATGAAGTATCTCACGCTGCGGACCCCTTAATGCGGACGGGCTGGTTTGCTTCGTTGATCGCCTTCTGCACCTTCGTGAACAGGTCGCCAGCCGCCTTAATCGGAAATTCAGCCAGGAGAGCCAGGAGCCTTTCTGCTTCTGGTTGTGTAAGCTCAATTTTCATATTTGCTCCGTTAGGCTGCGATCAGCCCAAGATTAACCAGCGCGGCGTGGATGGCCGCTGCCGTTACAGCAACGCCCGTCTGCTTGGAAACAGGCGTCGCGCCGTAAAAGCCTAGTTCATCCGTGGCGGCAGCGATCGTGATATCGTCAACCGCGCTCCAGGACGTGTTCAGCGTCAAACCGCTGCCTTTTGTGCCGGACACGCTGTTGACGCTGGTGAACGTCACAGCGCCACCAGGCACGCTTTCAGTCCATCCGCGACGCAGCACAGTGACCGTGGCAACCGCGCTTCCGCTAAGCGTGGCAACCTCTACAATGTTCCCGTAAATGTCCGCCGCGATCTCGCCAACAGACCAGCCAGTTCCACCAGCCGCAACCGTAGGCGTGCCGGACAGTATGGAGTATGGCGCAGTGATCTTCAGCCCGCCGGAAGAGCCGTCAATCTTGCCGTAACCCACTTGTGCCGCTGCCGTCGCCAGGATCTGGAACCCGTCAGAGCGGAAAGCAAAGCCGCCGCCCACATCCCCAAGCCCGTCAAACGTCACGGCGTTGAAATCTATGCCACCGGCAGAGAATGCGTCCGCGTCGTTACCGTTGCGCGTCTGGAGAATGTAGCCATCCGGATCACCAGGCCATTCACCAGAGCCTGAGCCGATCAACATGATCTCACGCGCGCCCGCCGTGATGCCAGCCTGCCCACCGAACATCAGCATACTGTCGCGGGTCACGCCATGGACCGCGTGGCTCTGCTCCAGAACAAGCTGGAGCACCGCAAAGTAGCTGGCGCTGCTGCCAGCCAGCATTTCCGCGCCGATCTCTTCCCCGACACACCCGTTATAGTATGTCCCGCCCGCGCCAAGCTTAACGCGAGGATTGGCACCGAAGATCGCGCCCATGCCCATCTGAGTGGTGCCAAACCCGGTGGACACACCCCCAAGGTTATGGTTGCCGTACACTTGGCCACCCATCCCCACAAAGCCATCCGTGCTGTTTCCAAGCGTGGTTGCAGCCGTGGTGTTTGTCTGGAACCCGTAGGCACGACGCCCGCCAGTCCATCCAGACGCCAGGTTATGGGCCACCATGACGGTGTTCAGAACGCCATCGGGATACTGAGCGGTATCGGATGACGCCACCACATAGACGTGTGACCCGCGTGTATCCGTGCCAACAGGCAGACCGCTTTCCGTGCCAGCTAGGTTCGCGGTGGCGCGAAACAGCTTCACATTATCCGTGGAGCCAGAGAGCGTTATGGTCCCGTTATTGGCCAGGAAGCCTGTGCTGGATGTGACAACGCCCGTCCCTTTCGGGATCAGCCGTATATTGACGTTGCTCTCAGAGGATGACGTGGCTGTAAGCTTCGGGCCAAGCCCAGACGCCCCAGAGGATATATCAAAGTAGCTCAGTTGCGTGGCAACAGAACCGCCATCCGTAACCTGAGCAACGATCGTGTTGCTGCTGTTCCTGATCGTGACCGGAATGCGGAACGTAGGACTGCCGTTCTCCCAGACCGGAGTGCGCCATTCCGTCCCGTCGTAGAACTCAAATTCCCCCAGGTCTTCCGCGAACCCGATCATCCCCGTGCGTGCAAACGGGCGATACGTGCTTTCCCAGCTTGGCGCTATGTCCCATTCCAGCATTGCTGAAATGGACTGTGGGTAGCTCACGCTGTCAGGGGTGGTAGCCATTACCGGAAACGCCTCACGCGCTGGGGACGCACGCCATGCCTACGCTGCGGATACAGGTCTGCATCCTGCTCAATCGCCACCACTTCAGGGACTGGATACGGAACAGGCGCAGGCTCAGGAAACGCGCGCGGGGCATCGTCTGCCATCTCATGTTCCCCGATCTCCACGTTGAACGGCTGCGGTCCCCGGAAGTCGCTCACGACTTGCGCATCCAGATTGAAGGCGTGCCAGCCAGAAGAGCGATAGACGCCACTGGTGCCGCCGCCGGAAGCGCCGCGAATGCGTGAGTGGCGATAAGGCCAGTGGACGAACTAGACGGGCTTGACCCGCCGATAATGGATGTCCCAGACGCGGTGGCGCTGCGAACCGTTGGTGTGGACGATACAGCGGCACACATCCAAACCCATGTCGCAGGCAGCGTTGTGGCTGTTATCGTGGTCTCCAGAACCGCGCTGCTGCTGATATCCAGAACGCCACCGTCCAGTATGAGCGTATCCGGCATCCCGTTCAGATTGGTATATAGGCCAAGCCGCGCATTCCCAGCGCCAGCCGTGGTCTCAATGCCAAGCCTGTCCACGACAAGCCCAGGCAGAAAGAACGGCAGATAATAAATCCGATCAGCCACCAGCGCGCTTGTCCCCGTGCCAGCAACCTTAGTCGCGGCAAGGTAATAAGACGTTGGGCTGGAGCGAATGCCAGGGTGGTAGAACACAGGCGGCTGGGTTATGCGGGTGTCAATCGTCATACGATGCGCCCTCCGAACCACGCCGTTGCGCTCAGCGTCTGAGTGGTCGGACCCGTCGTGCTGAACGCAGCGACGCAGCCGGTTGCCATCAGGGCAGGTGGGTTGAACCCCACGCTATACGTGGAATTAGCCGGAACCTGCGCCGCATGGAACGGGGTAACGGCTCCGTCCACAGGAGCGGCCGCAAGATCATACAGCAGCAACCAGCCAGCAACCGCACCCGTGTTCACCACCACATAATCCACGCCTCCGGGCAGAGCCCGCAGCACGCGCGATGACTGGTTTGCCGTCCCGCCAGCGAGCGGCGGAAACGCGGCGGGTTGCATTGGCATCAGTGTATCCCCTAAATCCGTGCCCGTTTGCGCGGGCGGCTGTCCCATATGTCGTCAAAACGAACCGCGTTCGTGGTCCCCACCGCTAACATCCGATCGTTAGCAGGCTGCGGCTGTGCGGATATCTCGCGCCAGGCCATACTCATGTAACGGAAGGCATCGCTCGGATGACTGGCCCAGTCATGCACCGGTTTATCCCGGAACGTGCGCAGCTTTTCGTCCCATTCGCGCCGATACGCCTTCAGCGCCTCCAGCCCCTGTTCGCAGTGCGTCGCGTCAAACCAGCACCGAGCCAGCGTCACGCGCGCCGCATTGATACCATCGTCAACGCCATGATCGGGCACCAGACGCGGCTTCAGGCCGGAGCGGATCATAGTCTCTACCCGCGTCCTGCCCGTGCCTATGTCCTTGGCGCGGGCGTCGTGCGGAACCCAGTCATCCCCGCGCCTGTAACCCTTGGCGATCACCACGGCAGCGCAGTGCTCTATGTTGCCGTCACTGTCCTGGTAGAAGTCCACCAAGCGTATCTTCCCGCCCGTGGTCTGCCAGAACCAGATAGCCATATTGGACCCTACGCCCAGGTCCCAAGCCGTGTGGACAGGGAGAGCAGGGTCAACACCCACAGCGCCGATACGCCCTTCCCTGTCCGCCAGAGCCAGTTCCGATCCCCAGTAGCTCCCCAGAACCGCTGCGTCGAATGAGCACATATACTCCTGCTCAAACATGGCCTTACCCATGTCTGTGCCATACATGCCGACAAGCTCTTGCTCGATCCCCTTAAGCTGTTCATCCGTGAACACGCCCGTTTCGTCGGCTCGCAGAACCTGCGTAAACCACCCGCGCTGCCTGGCCATGGAGAGCATTGAGTAGGCGTGGTTCTTGCCGCGTGGCGTGGTGATGAACGCAGCCCACCCGCCGTTCTCTTCCAGGATGGGCTGGATGTATGCCCATGCAGCGGGGTTCGCCAGCGCCCATTCAGAGAACACCACACCATAAGGGGGCGAGCCAACCAAGCTGTTGTAGTTGTCGCTCCCGACCACGTTCCAGCCCGAACCGCTCTTGAACCGCAGGAACATCTGATCGTCGCGGCTGTTGGCGATGATCTCGGACGGGAACGCTTCGTTGATACGCCGCGCGCCCGTATGTGGGTTCACAGCCTCCCAGATCGCGCGTCGTGCCTGCGTGGCTTCCGGCAGCATGTGCCAGTAGGACGCGGACTTGCGGATGGCGCTAACAGCCGTGTGGTGCAGAGCGATCTCGTCCTTCCCACCGCGACGGTGCCAGAACACGAGGGCACGCTTACCGCCGTCGTAAAGGTAGTTCCACAGGTCCGCCTGGTATGGGCGCGGGGTCCAGTTGTTCGGGATCAGGATGTCAGGCACGCTGCCGGATACTCCCGCCACGCGATGGGCCGCAGCCGCTTCGTGGGGTCAACCACGGACACCCACACCCCAGCATCCGCGTTCCACTGCCCCCGCCGCTCCTTCCCGCCGTCCAGAAGCCGCACGGGCCTATCCTTGGGTGCGGAGCGTAGGTCGCGGTCCCAGTCACTCACTGGCAAACCCTGACCAAGCCCATAATGTAGAACGCCAGATAGATCGGGCCAGCAAACATGAGGCCAAACGCTAAGCCACACGCTCCAGCCCACCACACGTCAATCCATGGGTTCACAACGAATACCCCTAACCTCCTAACACTACGCGCCACTGGTGGGCTTCCCCTGCGTTGGGTTGTGGATAATAACGTTAAGCTGGTTCTCAGTACCACCGGATAATTCAACACTAGAGAGGTCCGGCAGCGCCTTCTTCAAAAGAATTTCGGCAGCACGGATTTGAGTTGGGCTCATTTCCACACTGCCGTCTACATGCTTCAATAGTCTCGTTAGTATCTCAGATACACGGATTTTCTGTCGCGCCACTTCATCATGCTTGAACGACAATCTGCCGGTGGTCTTAATCATTTTCCTTCAATGCGTTGTGCGACAAACCCACTAACTCCAGATGATAGTCAGATATATCAGAAACCCTGATATGTCAACCGTTTTCGTAACGCTGCGACAACGCGTGTTTCACGGGCGCAGCCCCCACCATTCCACCAGCACGTCCAGACCAGCCTGTAGGACTTTTAACCTACGCTTTGCGCTCTCGTCTTCCCCGCACACAGCGACCAACGCGAGCCACTGATCCGGGGTCACAACACCCGACGCGGCATCCAGCACAGCCCGCGCATCCGCATATGCCTCTTGCGGGGCCACAGAAGGCGCTACACGGGTTTTAGCTTCCAGCCGCATCATCGATACCCCCCGATACGCAGAAGCCATCCACGCGGCCCTGAAGCGGCTTCCTGCCCTATGCTGATCGCGGGAGAGATGGTGCTGGGCGAAAAGCCGGTCAACTTCACACTCGCAAACGCGGCGGACGGTCACCCGCTCGGTGGCTATGGAGCCACGTGCTCGGCCTTCGATGGTCACGTCCCTGGCACCGCGTTCCCGGAGCCTGGTGTCTGTGTGGTCAGTGGTCATTTCAACACCTTAGCAGGAAGGCATGTGAAGCATTTTTTGCGAACGTTCTCTAGGTAGATCGTCGATCCAGATTTACTTTCCATGTCACAGCCGCATTTCACGCACTGGTGGGAGATCGTCAGAAGGACGCTTTCCACCCCGTCTGTTTTCCGGACGTAAGGCTCCCACCCGATTACCCTCAAAACCCTATCGCCATCCCTCACCGCCAAAGCCGGAAATGTCCGGGGGCCATCCATCCCGGACATCGGGGTTACCTCCCCCCTACTCTGTAGGGGGAGGTAAACCTGCTCCGTGTCCGGCTGGATGTCCGGCCCCTGATGTCCGGCTTGTCCGGCTTGTCCGGCTTCCTGTCCGGCTGGATGTCCGGTTGCATTTACCATTTATCACATATCTCCGGTTGCGCCTTCAGCCTCAATCCAGACGCGGTTGTTCGCCATACCCACCAAATGCCTTTCGATCAGGAGCTCCGTCGCGCGCTTGAATGCCTTGCGTTTTGTGTCCTGAGCTTCCCCAGGCATAGCTTCCGAATAAAAGTGCTCGCGCCACCATTCGTCTGGAACCGAGACGGCATAGGATGGCGTCCCAGAATACCCCACTCTTCCACTTTTATTCGTAATTTTCTTAAGCACTTGCAAGGCTATGCTAGACTGACCTGTGAGCTTTGTTTTAGGAGCCTCTTCTTTGGCTTCAGTAGGCTCCACCAGGCACGTCGTAACGGGTTCGTCGTATCTATTTTTTCCTATCTCCACCACGTCAAGGCGGAAGCCGAACACATCCCCCTTGGGCAGTTCCCGCTGTTTGACCACCGTTGCGGTGTGCACCTGGTCCCCAGCGACAACTTCAATCTCAGTGTCGATGGCGGCCCTAAGCAGGCTGTGACCGCGCGCTCCCTTGGCTGTGTCCTTGCCGCTGTGATGGATGAACAGCACGCTGGCGTGGGTGGCTTGGCGTATCGTGTCCATGTTAGATACTAACGCGCCCATATCGTCCGGAGCGTTTTCATTGCCGCCAGCCAGAGCGCGGGAAAGCGTGTCTATGACGATCAGCCTGACAGGCGTTTCAATGCCTTCCCAAGCCTCTTTTATCGTCTGAATGAGCTTCTGTGTGTCCGCTTCTGGGTCCAATAGGTTCAGAGACGCTGGGATGGCAGCGAACGGCAGAACCATGTCTGGGGCGTGCTTACGCTTCCAGGCTGCAACGCGGTTCTTGAACCCCATGCCGCCTTCTAGGGCGCAGTAGACCACCCCGCCCTGTTCAACGCGTCTGCCGTTCCATTTCTTCCCCGCTGCTACGTGGCAGGCCAGGTCCGTTGTCCAGAACGTCTTACCGGCGTTGCTCTCGCCATAGACCACAGCCGCTCCATGCTCCACAAGAACCCCTTGCACGAAGTCTTTAACGTCCGTGACGGGTTCAATGGCTTGGAACCATAGGAGCGGGAGAGGCAGCGGCTTGTCCGTTATGCTGTCATCTGCGGTTGCCTCTCCGAAAGGGAACGCGATAACGTTCCCGTAATCTTCCTCTGATGCGGGTGGTGGTTCAGGCCACGTTGGCGCGTGGCTGTCGTGAGCCATGTTTCAAACTCCAGTTCCCGGACCTTCTCCATGGCCCGCATGTGTTCGGCATGGTGTTTCGCGATGCGCTGCCTTATTGGCGCGGCGAGCGCTTCGTGTGCGTCGTGGTGGTGCAGTATCCGCGTGGCTATCCAGTCCTCCAGCGCCAGAAGGTCCTGGGAGGACAGGTGCAGCGCCCCAAGTCTGCGTGCCAGGTCCATGACGACGTTGTAGGCTTCGTCAAAGCCAACGATGCCCATGGAAACGTAAACGCCCTGGAGGGCGCATAGCCGCTCCAGGCGCGGGGCTACATGGGCGCGGAACGCTTGGGCGAACGTCACGCGGCTTCGAGTTTGGATATATCAAAAGGCTCGCGCTGGGGCGTATCGTAGAGCGCGAGCGCCCAGCCGCTGTCACCAGGAGTGAGAACGGCGCGGTGCTCATACCCTTCGATCTTTATGAACCCGGTCCATATCCACTGCGCGACGCCATCTTCATCCGCATCGTCAGTCATGCGGTAGACATCGCAGGCGTATGGCCCAACCCGGAGCCGGAAGCATTTATATCCATGCTCCGTGGTCCTGGGCAGGTCCATGATGACAGGGAACGTGCCGCGCACGTCAAGCGTCACGGTGCCTTCCATTAAGCCTGGAGCCGTGCTGGAGGCGTGGCCTGTGCCTAGGGTGGTTGTCATAGCATCCCCCCAGCGCGGGCTACCACCCGCTTCCCTGCCAGGTATCGTGGCGCTGCCTTACGCGCTCGTGGCTTCTTTGGCGCAAGTGGCTCTGGGATGCGGACAGCAGCAACAGTGGCGCGTAGAGGTATCCCAGCGTCGCGGCAGGCCATCTCCACATCTTCCAGGGATGTGGCCAGCGCCCACAGGTGCCCGTTCTCGCGTATCTGGTCACGGAACAGCTTCTGATTTTCGGATAGGCTGGAGCCAGCCTTGCGCTCAATCCAAAGCGTGATGCCGTTCCAGACAATCAGCCAGTCCGGGATGCCTGGCTTGATACCACGCGCCTTACGCTGTGCGCCTGCTGCAAGCGTCATCTTTCGTGCGTGGTCGATAGCCGTGAAATACGCCCCTTCCGGCAGTGCACGTTTCAGGAAGAAGTTATCCGTGCGCTGCGCTGCCCATTCGGTTTGCTTCATCGGTGCATCTTCCAATCAGCGTTGAACGGGGCATCACTCTTCCCGAGATGCGTCTGACGTTTCCGGACTGGCTCTCGCTTCACGACAATCGGTGTGATGACAGCCAGAACGCCCGCGATCTTAAGAGATGCCTTGCGCGCTTCCGCTTCCTCCAGAGTGGCGTAATTTTCCTTCACTGGTTCGGGCTTTTTGTCGCCAATCCTGTGTGCTTTGTAGTCTGCCCAGGTGACACGGTATCCGCTCATATATCCCGTGTCCCTTCCAGCGAAGCGCGGCACGCATGGCACCAGCGATGTCCGGCCCAGTTGCTCATGAACACATTTCGGCAACGAAGGCAGGTGCGCTCTTTCTTGGCATAGCGCGGGTCCTGCTTAGCGCGTTGCTCCAGGAGCTTCTTGTCGTATCCAGGTTTGACCATGTATGCCATCAGCGATCGCCTCCATTCGCAAAACGCATCTGCTGCTGCACATACGCACGCCACATGCGCAATTCCGCGTCCAAGCTTTCCTGCGTCCATGGTCCGATGTGATACATGCGGAACAGGTAGACGGCTCTCTGCCATTCCAGTGTCATGGGCGCATCCTCGCGTAAGCTACGTAGTCACAGGCCCCTAGGCGTTTCGTGACCATGGAGAACTTCCCGTCCGGCTTGCGCGCTTCCTCAGCCAAGCTGCCCAGAGCAATGTCCCCTGCGGACATCCAACGCCTGTAGCCGTCCATGGAGACCTTGCAGCGCCCGACCACCTTCCATTCTTTCGTCAGGTCCATTACGCTGCGCGCTTCGGTGAGTGTCGCGATCTGCTGCCCGATCATGCTGCTTGTTCCTGGGACTGAGTGTAGACAACGCCGTAGTGCTCCCTGCACCACACAGCCGGACGATCCGGATTGCGTCGCACGGCTGGAGCGTCGCACTGGATGAAGCTTCCGCGCTCCCCATGGAGCCACTGGCACTGGTGCGGTGACACGATAAACAGAGACACGCGCTCTACCCGCAGGCGCTTGCGCTTATTGTGCGGAATGCTTGCCTGCGGGCGGTATTTCAGAGGTCCGCAATATTCCCGCTTCTTCTTTTGAAGCGCCATAAGTGTCCGACCTGGGAACAGGTGACGTATCTCGCTAGGCGCTGCGTTGGCGTGTTTGCGGAGTAGCGCAATTTCCTGGTCTGTCCAGACGTGCTTACCAGGTAGAGCCGGACGCACCCGCGCCAGCCCAAGCCTCCAAGCCACGCCGATGACGGAATTTTTTGACCGCCCTAGCTGATCACCGATAACGGAGGCTGGAGTTGTATTCCACAGTTTGCGGACAATGCGTAATTCATTCGCCGTGTATTGAGGTCCATTAGCCATGGCGGACGCCCCATTGCACCGATTGGTCCAATTTCTGGATTTCCACGAACGCTTCGTGGCCTGTCATGCCGCAATCTTTCAGACGCCTGAACGTCTTCCTATGGCATTCTGGGATAAAGCACGCCCACTGCCTCCGAAGCGTCTTCCTCTTATCCTTACGGACCCTGACGTTTGGCCGCTTCTGAATTACGCCCGCCTTGTCCATGTCGTTTATGAGTATGGCTACGGACGAAGCGCGCCGCCCGATCTTGCGAGCAACACCGCGCCCGGACATGCCGCTTTCATACAGACGCATGACACGCTCAGCGTCTGCCATGCTCCAGCGGTTCAGGACCATATCTCTGAGCTGTGTTTTCATGGCTGCATCACCATGCGATACGCTTCTGCGGCTTTGTAATGATGCTGCTTCAGAAGCAGGAAATCCGCCCGCTTCTCCTGTGGCACCAGGTTCAGGTAGCGCGCCTGAGCGGGCGGGACGATATCGCGCTTGCGAAGCTCGCGCATGAGCCTGTTGAACCGTTGGCAGTTCATCCCTGTTGATCGGCGGATGTCCTTCAACTTCTCCCCGGCATCAATGCCCGTGACAATCCGCGCTATGGTTTCCGTTGGCCACGGCCATCCCAGAGTGTGCATTGGTCTCATTTCTCGCTCACTCCAGAAAACCGCGCCATGGCCCTGCTATATCTATGCGACCACTTGCTTTCCAAGCTGACGGCGCGGATATATCGCCACCGGCAAATCTCCACCCATATCCATCTCAGCATATTGCCTCGCTAGTTCGGCTTTACGTTGGCGCACTTCGGCAGACCTGCGTTCCAGGTTCTCCGCTTCCTCTTGAAGATGAAGGAGATAAGCCGCCCGTATCTCCGCGTGTTCACGCGCGACCATCGCGAGCGGTTCATCATAGATGACAGACTTCACACGCCGTGCCGTGAGGCGCAGCGCATCCGCTGCCATCTGGATTGCTGTGGTCCGTGTGTATCCACGGTTCCTGTAGTCCGTGACCGTCTGATCAACGATGGATGCAGCTTCACGGTCGGAAAAAACGCTACGGGACATGGTTCTACCTCTGCGCTAATGATTGCTCATGAACAGCGCACGAAAGGACACACACAGGATTTGGCTAGATCACCACGTTGGCGCGTGGCGTGTTCGGCATATCAAAGCTGTGTTGGCGCACAGCTTGGACATACTGAACAGGAGAAAAAGCCCCTGGGGACAAGCCCCAGGGAAGTTTCATCAGGAGACGCCAGGCAGAGATCACCGGCCCTGCCATCCGGAGAGAATGAGGCTCAGGTGCGGCGAACAGTCCGGGAGGAACGGACAGCCCCATGCGTAGAGCGTTCACGCCTGCCCACCTGAGCCTATGCCATGGCGTAGGGAAATCCATGGCTATGCTGCAATCTTGCGCGCTGCGGAGTGGAGGCTTTCCAGCGTCACGCCAGGAATGCCAGCCTCACTGGCTATCCTGATCGCATCACTCCAGCGCTTGGCCGGAATGGAGCCGTTCGCCTCCCAGAGATAAACCGTAGCCAGAGCGACGCCAAACGCCTCTTTAGCCCGGTGCTTACCGCCCAGCGCGGATATGAGTTCCTTTGCTTCCATGCCCAAACGATATTCAGAAAATCTGATAACGTCAAGCGCAAATCGTTCACGAACCCGTATCAGAATGTCTGAACTGGATTTTAGTCAGGAGCCGATTACGATAACCCTATGAAACCGCCCAATTTCTGGAAGCTGGAAAAGGACGCCCACAAGCGTTTTGTGGGGGAGCAACTGAGCTATGCGCGCTCTGCTCTCGGTCTAGGCCAGGCTGAGCTAGGTCGGAAATATGGCATCGCTCAGAACAAGCTGAACCAATGGGAAGCCGGGCTGTATTACCCGGACCCCAGGTTCCTTGCCCAGTTCAGTCAGGACTACGGCTGGACGATGGACTACTTTTATCGGGGAGAGATGGCCGCGGTTTCCGTCGCACGGGCGGACGATTTGCGGCGGGCAGGGGCGGGAAAGGTGGGCGCTTAACGGGGGGAGGCTCCCCCGGTTGTCGGAATGCGTGCATCGTGTCGGCGCGTCCTTATATATATGGCGTGAGCCAGATCGCCTCGAATGAGGCATTCTGCCGCTCTCATGACATTTTCGCAACATCGCGATAGCTTAAACGCGATAATTTACAATCAGACATCCTGGCGTCATCCTCCAGGAAATCTGATCACCGTTCAGTTTTTCTGATTGACAGGGTATTCAGGATACCTGATAGTCCACCTATCGGATCAGTGCCGATAGGAGACTTAGATGAGAACAATCCAACTAGCCACAGTAACTGTTGCGCTGTTCACGGCGGCAACGGCTGTTGGCGTTCCCCTGATCGCTGCATGGCCTGGCGCTTCGTTGGCCGCTCTCATTCCGTTTGGGTGGGTGCGATGAAGCACATAGCTTTGCGCGTCATCCCGCTTGTTGGCGATCTCGTTGCCCGCGCGTGGTGCGACACTGATCTCCTGGGAGATACCAGCGCCGAGGACGTGGACGGCGACCTCCGCTATCACGTCAGCAACGCGATCGACGAAGCCGCGAGCCAATGGGAAGAGGAAGCTGGTCTGCCGTTCATGACAGTGCCAGACGACCGGCTTGAGGAAGCGAAGGAATTGCTCCTGAAGCGGCTTCAGAAGCATTTCACGAAGCAGGACAACAGCGCGGCGCGGGCGGTTGAAGACGCCATCGCTGATGGCATCGTGTGTGTGCCGTCCCCTGAGTATTATCGGAGTGTGTGATGCTTGCTTGGCATTTTGTCGGAACTACATTGCGGGACGGCGCACCGATCCCACCAGACGGCGAAACCATTATCTTCGACGGCGTGCCCATCCCGTGCGAACAGGGATTGCACGCGAGCGCTCGCGTGATTGACGCCCTACGATACGCCCCAGGAGGCACGCTTTGTCGCGTGCGCATGGGCGGCGTGATCGAAAAAGAAAGCGATAAGGTTTGCGCGACTGAGCGCACTATTTTGTGGCGGATAAACGCGGACAATCTGCTTTGTGCATTCGCCCGTAGCTGCGCTTTGGATGTCATCCATCTTTGGAATGCTCCTGACGTTGTTCGTGATTATCTGAAAACTGGCGACAATAAATTGCGTGCTGCGGCCAGTGCTGCGGCCAGTGCTGCGGCTAGGGATGCGGTCAGGGAGGCGGCATGGGCTGCGGCCAAGGATGCGGTCATGGAGGCGGCATGGGCTGCTGCCAGGG